TATACTAGCAAATAATAATAGTGTTGTCAATGATAAATATGCTGAGAACACAAGTATTTCTACAGAATCTAATAACTATATAGATTTTAATGAAAACAACCCATTTGGAAATTTAGAGGAATAAAATGTCCATACCTAGAATATATACAAATTATAGAAGAAGTGCTGCTAACGAGTGGTTGAGTTCTATTGATGATACAAATGCACTATACATATTTTTAGGAAAATCCACCGCATGGGATAATGATAACGCTCCTCCTCTACCACAAGAATCTACTGCCGAAATATTTGCAAATTATACTGATATGTTGGCAATGAAACGAGTTAATAATTCTGATTTTAGAAAGGGTATTAGAAATATTACTTGGGTTTCTGGGACTGCATATAATGAATATAATTCAATAGCAACAAATTTATTTTCCAACTCTAATTTTTATGTAGTCACTAGCGCACTAAGAGTTTATAAGTGTATTTCTAATAACAATGGTGGATTATCAACTGTTGAACCTATAGGGACACAAACTTCTATTATTACTACTGGGGATAATTATCGTTGGAAATATATGTATAGTATCCCATCAAATGATGCAGTTAATTTTGTGACTGATTCTTGGATCCCAGTATATGTAGATAGTGCTGTTGCAGCGGCAGCTGTTGATGGGACTATAGAACAAATAAAAATAACTGCTGGGGGGTCTGGATATACTTCTGCAACAGTTACGATAACTTCTACGACAGGAACTAGTGCAACGGCGACAGCTGTTATTACTGCTGGAGTTATTACTGCGATAAACATGACAAATGTTGGATCTGGATATAGAAATGCAACAGTTACGATTACTGGGAATGGAACTGGTGCGACAGCATACGCTGTTATAAGTCCTTATGGAGGACATGGTAAAAACCCTATACAAGAATTAGGGAGTAAAAATCTTATACTATCAACAACTATTATAGGAAATGAAGATGAAGTATTCCCTATAGATGTAAGTTTTAGAAAAGTTGGATTGATAGTTAACCCATTACTACTTGATAATTCTGCAGCAACTTCTGATACTTATGCTGGTAGTGCTATTAAAATAGGATCTGGTGAAATGATATGGATTAACTATCGTCAACCAATAGTTAGGACTTCTGATAGTTCTAACCAATTTAACTTACTATTAATTTTTTAAAATTGAATGTGTTATTTTCTTTTTTTATTTTCTAATTGTTCAATTTGACTTTTTAATTTTTGTTTTTGAATTTCATCTAAATTATCTGACAATTTACCGATTACTCTATTTTGCTTTTTTTCTAGCTCTAATAGACTTTTTTTAGCATTTTTAATCATTCTATTAATTTCTTTTTCTGTCAACATAATAAACTCCTAATTGTTTGAAATATTTTATAAAGTAATAATTATCACCGCTTTATAAAAACTAATATAATGTATTAATTTACACTTGTAAAGCATAAAATGCAGGAAACTACAAAAATAATTCCCTGCATTTTTTTTTAAAAAACTATTTTTATAAACTTGCTAATTGCGCAATAATTTCTTCTTTAGACATATTATGCAATGCTTCGTTTTCTTTCCTATCAAGAATTTCTAGAAGTTGTTCACGTTTTTTAGCATTTGCTTGTTTTTCTTTAGTTGCTTTCAGTTCTTCAAGTTTAGAAGCAATGATATATTTAACAACTTCAAGTTTAATAGTTAATGCTGAATGTGAAGGATTGACATTTATAGATACGAAACTTTCTTCTGTAACTTCTTTTAATTGTCTATTAACATTTTTTGCGATTGTATCTAGAGTATCTAACTTCAAATCCCAAAGTTGTTCTGTTGTCAATTCACCTCTATCAGAAGAGAATCGAAATTTGTTTTTGCTTGCGCTTTCAAAAATATTCATAGTGTTTATTCTCCTTAAATTGTTACTTTGTAAGTTAATTTTTTGTTATTTCCTGTAACTCTAAGAATTACAGAATCTTTTTTAGTGGATGAAAATCCTAAGCCACTTAGCTGTTCGTCAGAATTCTGACACTTTGTTTTGTCACCAAGAATTTCAAAAACTTTTCTATGTTTTTCTAAGTCGTTTCTTAAAAATTCATTATAGATACCTCGAGTTTTTTCAGGGTTTAAACAATTTTTTAGAATAAAGAACCAGTGTTTATTCCCTACACTATTATCATCCCAATAATTAGGACTTTTCATGATGGTATTAACTGGGACATATTCCTCTGTTTTGATATTCCAGATTTCTTTTGATGAACTACCAGAAGTTACATTCTTATCAATAGGAGTAATATTTGTTATTATACTATTCTTAACATCAAATTGCAATACTTTAATTGTTCCGATAACAGCTTTTTTGTAAGAATATGTTTTGATAACTCCATTATTCTCAATTTCAATATCAAACCCAACATCAATTTTTTCTCTTATTGTGAAATTATCAACACAAACTGTATAGACACCATCTTTAATATTTGATTCCCAACGAACGTTTTCAACTGCATCTCTTACTATTTTGCCCCTCGCATTCATATCCACATCAAGTTTCCCAGATTTATTAGAAAAATATATTTTGTTCCCACGAGGTTCATAAACTTGAATATCTAAATCATCTGTATTAAACCACGCTAGGCTAACTCGCATAAGTGCATCTACGTCACCACCTGCTCGTTTTACTCGTTCCTTAATAGAATCTGTAATATTGCCATTATATGACCATGCAAAATTGTTATCCCACTTAAATAATCGGTTAACAACTGGGTTGATTGGTGCAGTGATACTAACGAGGTTATTAGAATGTTCATTTTTTACTAGAATTTCTATATTTGACGCATTAGGAACAACTTCATTCATAAAGGAATCAATATCAATAGGAATTTCACCTTTCGAAACTGTTGGAGTTTTTATTTCACTCATTAACAAACTTTCAATTCCATCATTCATACTTTCACGAACAGAATTATCAACAAACAAAACATTATTAACACTTACATCACTAATCTTGGCGAATCTGCGTTCTAATGATTTTTCTAAATCAAGTTCCTTAATAGTTTTCATTGCTGAATCTATCATTCCTTTAGTAATTAAGGAAGAAGTGCGTTTATAGTTCGTTGGTGCAACTTTACTTTCAAACATTCGAACAGCCTGTTCTATTTCAACTTCATTGGAAATATCCTCTGCAAGTGTTCCTATAACAGTATTTTTAAATGTTGCGCAGCTATTGCTGATATTTTCCCAAATAAAAATATTTCTTGATTCGTCGGAATTTAATCTATCATATTTTTGCTTTAATTGTGAAAATGCAGAAACTAATCCTTTAAATTCAGAACCTCTGTATAGTGAATTATTAGCAATAAGGTCAAGAATAGTTTCTAAACTAGAATATTGTAATTCTTCAAGTCCTCTTTTGAAAACATGTGCTTTGGAATTTAATTCACCAATTTGTTGTTCTGGATTTTGTGTATAGTGCTTATTATCAATTACACAATAGAAATGATGATGATTGATGACATTTTTATTTTCGTCAATTTCACGATTTACTTCTGTGCTGTATTTCTTTTCTTTTGTTCTAAATACACCAATAATAGGTTTAGACTTGACTAGTTCTGACATTTTTTCAACAATGATATTATATGGATATCCTACAACTACATTATCCCAAACTGTAACTATGTTTCCATTCTTTATAGAAACTACATTTGCAATATTTTTGATAAACTGTCTGCAACAAAAACAATCGTGATATGTATTTTTTCTATAGATAGGGTCTGAACCTTCTGGAAATGAATTTAGATAAGTTTGCCATAGTTTATCTTTATCTATATCAACTTTGAAAATTTCACCTCTTGACATTTCCTTAAAATTATTCTCAATTAGTTTTGAGAAATTACTAAAATTGCTCATAATAAACTCCATTTGTTGTTATTAGAAAGTATGATAACACTATTATTTTATTAAATCAAGTGAAAAGTGAAGAAACTTGATTTCCATTTCTTCACTTAAATATTTTAATTCACTACATAAAAATCCTTGGGTTCTATTGTTATGATTTTGTGTATAAACTGTAAGCTGTAGAAATTCATTTATAGCATAAATGAATTATAAAAACAAGCTAAATATGCAATGATGATGAAAATATTTGGAATTGACATATTTAAACAAAAACCAGCGGAAAATAATTTTTCACCTGTAAGAGTTGAACCAGAAGGTGAGAAAATTATAGATGCTATTCCTGGTGGATATTATAACTACAATTCTGTAGATATATATGGTGGTATATTAAGGTCAGAATCAGAATTGATTAGGAAGTATAGACAAATTGCACTAGTTGCCGAAGTTGAAGAAGCGATTGAAGATGTTATAGATGAAATTGTTGTTGCAGAAGATTCAAATGTAGAAATAGATTTAGAATCAGTTTCTACTATAAGTCAAGGTGTTAAGAAAAAAATAATTGAAGAACATACAAATGTTTTAAAATTGCTGCACTGGAATAACAAGTCATATGACCTTGTTAAAAAATTCTATATTGAGGGGAGAATATACTTTCATAAAATTATAGATAATAAAAATTTAAACAAGGGAATATTAGAAGCTAGGAATATAAATTCAACCCTAATTAAAAAAATTAAGGTGATGGAAAAGCAGATTGATTCTGCTAGCGGGACAGAAGTTTCTAAAATTACTGGTGAGCATTATGAATATAATGTAGATGATATTTCACAAAATAAAATTTCACTTACAAAAGACAGTGTGTGTTATGTAAATTGTGCTATACTTAATGAAGACAGGACAGAAGTTCTATCATATATTCATAGAGTTATAAAGCCTCTCAATCAGTTAAAAATGATGGAGGATTCTTGTGTAATTTATAGACTTACTCGTTCAACAGAAAAAAGAATTTTCTATATTGACACTGGTAATTTACCAGCACAGAAAGCAGAACAATATTTGATGACACAACAAAGTAGGTTTAAAAATAAAATTAACTATAATCCGATAACTGGTGAATTGACGGATTCTAGTAAGACAATGGCACTTACTGAAGATTTCTGGTTGCCTCGAAGAGAAGGTGGGAGAGGAACTGCAATAGAAACTCTTTCTGCAGGACAAAATTTAGGACAAATCGAGGATATTGAATATTTTAAGAGTAAGTTTTTAGATGCACTAAAAATTCCTAAATCTAGAAGGGATGATGCTGCTAAATTTTCACTTGGTAGAAGTTCAGAAATTACTCGTGACGAATTGAAATTTCAAAAGTATGTGGATAGGGTAAGAAAAAGATTTTCCTATGTATTTTTGGATTTACTGAAAACTCAATTAGTAATGAAAAAAATAATTACAGAAGAAGAATGGGAATCTCTAGAAAATGATATAGTTTATGTCTGGCCAGAAGATAGTCACTTTAAAGAACTTAAGGAAACTGAATTACTTAAAGAAAGAATAGGATTACTTCGTGACTTAGAACCATATATAGGAAAATACTATTCTCATGACTTTATCAGAAAACAAATCCTAAAACAAAATGATAAAGAAATAGAAAATATGGATAAACAAATTGAAGAAGAAAAAGACAAATACCCAACAGATGAAGGAGAACAAGATAATGGAGAATAATTTTAGAGAATTAGCACTAGATGATAAAGTAACAGACTTTAACGAAAAGTTTAAAGAATTTGCTAGTCAGAATATTAGCGCACAATTAAAGCAAGAATATTCTACAAATATTTCTAATATTTTAAAACCTAGCGAAGAATAATAAATAATTGTTATGACTGATATATCACAAGAATCTATTAAAGAAATGCTTAAGAATAAAGTTTCTGAAAAGTTGAAACTTTATGAAGAAATCTATACACATGAAAAGTTGCTAGATGAAGCAACAGTTAAACGAATTATTAGAGTAACTTCTAAAGGGCGAAGAATTAAGAAAAAAGTTTGTCCTAAAGGATATAGACTAGAAGGTGATAGTTGTGTCCCTGCAACTTCACAAGATAAGGCTTTGAAGAAACGTGCAATCATTAAAGCAAATAGAACTAAGAAAGCAGATGCTTCTGGGAAAAGGCGTTCTATAAAGAAAAGAATCAAAGCACTAACTCTTAGAAAAAGAATGGGATTATAATCATGAAGCTAATTAGAGAATTATGTGAAGATAATATCTCACTACTTGTAGAAAGAAATGAAGAAACGCAATCTAATACATACTTCATTGAAGGAATCTTCATGCAAGCAGAAAAATGCAATAGGAATGGAAGAGTTTATCCAAAACCTATTATGGAATCTGAAGTGAATAGATATGTTGTTGAATATGTAAATAAGAAAAGAGCTCTTGGCGAACTTTCTCATCCTACTACTCCAAAAATTAACGAAGCTGATGTTTCTCATCTAATTACAGAATTACAATTTCAAGGGAATAATGTAATTGGTAAAGCTAAGGTGTTGGATACTCCTAAAGGTAAAATCGTTAAAGAGTTTTTAAAAGAAGGAATAATGATTGGAGTTTCTTCAAGGGGTGTTGGATCTGTTAAGAAAAATTCAAGTGGGATAAATGAAGTTCAAAATGATTTTCGCCTAGCTACTATTGATATCGTTTCAGATCCTTCTGGCCCAGATTGTTTTGTTTCTGGTATTATGGAAAATGTAGACTGGGTGTATGACGAAGCTATGGGTTGGAAAGCTCTACAGTATGCGGAACAAATTAAAGAAAGTGTAAAGAGTAATAGTATAGTGCTTGATGATATTTCTAAAATGGAAATATTTAAAAACTTTATGCTTAAACTAAATAAATAATAATTAATTAAAGGAATTAAACAATGTCAATAGAAAAACTATTTGAAGGTCAAGAACTTTCTGATGATTTTAAAAACGAAGCCAAGGTAATTTTTGAAGCTGCTGTTAGTGAAAAAGTAGAAACACTTCGTGAAGAATTTCAAACACAACTTAATGAAGAAACAGAAAATAAGGTTTCGCAATACTGTGATTATGTTGCTGAAGAATTCATTAAAGAAAATCGACTAGTGATTGAAGCAGAACAAAAAGTAGAATTCGCTGAAAAAATCATAACTAAGTTTAGAGAAATTCTTGAAGAAGTCGGAGTTGAAATCCCAGAAACTAAAGTTGATGCTTATGAAAATCTTAAAGAAAAATATGAAGGTTTGAAAACCAAACTTGATGCTTCTATTGTTGAGAATATTCGTCTTGCAGATACTATCAATTTGTTGAAAGCTGATAATGTGATAGACAATGTTTCTGAAGATCTTACTCTTACACAAAAAGAAAAGTTAAAGTCACTCATTGAACACCTTGTTTTTGAAAGTGCAGAACAATTCGAAAAAGACGTAAAAATTGTTAAGAACAAATTTTTTACAGAATCAAAATCAAATAAAGACGAAGATGAAATAATGACAGAATCAAAAAAGGAAACTGTTAAATCATTAAAATTGAATTTGATTTAATAAATTATAAATAATTAAAACAAACTACAAGGAAATAAAAATGTCTATTGAAACTACTGATATCTTGAAAAAGAAATGGTCTCCAGTTCTTAATGATAAGAACTTCGCACCTATTGAAGAAAGCAAGCGAGATATTCTCGCAACTATGTTGGAAAACCAAGGTGTATGGAATAAAAACAACAAAAAATTCTTAGCATCATTAACTGAAAATGACGATGCTAACGAAAAAACTGTAATTGAGAAAATTGAAGAAGCAATTTCTGAAGCTGGATCTGTTGATAAGTTTGCAACTGCTCTAAATGAAGCTGCTGTTACTAACGTATCTAATGATATCGGCGGTGCTTCTACTGGTAATATCCAAGGTTATGACCCAACTCTAATTTCTATGTTGCGTCGTGCTGCTCCTCAAATGATTGCATTTGATATTTGCGGTGTTCAACCAATGCGGATGCCTACTGGATTAATTTTTGCAATGAAAGCTCGTCAATCTGCTGAAGATGGCAACTTGCTTGATGATGCAGAAATTCTATTTAACGAAGCTGTTACTTCATTCTCTGGTAAAGGAACTCATGCTGGTTCTGACCCTTCTGTATTGAATGACGCATCTCCTGGAACTTATACTTCTGGAACTGGTTTGACAACTCTTGAAGGAGAAACTCTTGGTGATGGTTCTTCAAACTTTGGTCGTGTTGGAATGACTATTGAGAAAACTTCTGTAACTGCAAGAACTCGAGCTCTTCGTGCTGATTTCACAACTGAATTGCAACAAGATCTTCGTGCAGTTCATGGACTTGATGCTGAAAAAGAATTAATCAATATTCTTTCTCAAGAAATCATGTTTGAAATTAATCGTGAAGTTGTTCGTGACGTTTATCGCATTGCACAAATTGGTTGTCCGGATACTACTACAGCGGGTATTTTTGATTTAGATACTGATTCTAACGGTCGTTGGTCTGTTGAAAAGTTCAAAGGGTTGACTTTCCAAATTGAACGTGAAGCTAACCAAATCGCAGTTAATACTCGTCGTGGTAAAGGTAACATTTTAATTTGTTCTCAAGATGTTGCAAGTGCTCTACACTTGGCAGGTGTTCTTGACTATGCTCCTTCTATGCAGACAGCTGGCTTACCAGATGCTTCTAGTAAAACTTTCGTAGGTGTTATGTCTGGTGGAATGAAAGTTTATGTTGACCCATATTTGACTAGTTCTACTGCTAACTTTGCAGTTGTTGGTTATAAAGGTTCTAATAACATGGATGCTGGGTATTTCTACTGTCCTTATGTTGCAGCAGAATTGTATCGTGTAACTGATACTGATCGCTTTCAACCAGCTGTAGGGATTAAAACGAGATATGGAAAGGTTACTAATCCATTCGCAAATGCTTCTGGAACTCCTGGTGCTATTACTGCTAACGTAAATCGATACTACAGAAAATTAAAAATCACTAACATACTATAGTATTATACAACTTATACGTTAAAAGGGAACCAAATTGGTTCCCTTTTTCTTTTGTATAAATATAATTGTTATCCACGATATTACCAGTATCCGATAACTCTATCCAAACTCATTTTAACACATAAGGACAGCTAATGAATATTTATAGCATATACAAGATTACAAACAAAGTCAATAATAAATCATACATAGGATTCTCATCATCCCCAGATAAAAGATGGGAAACTCATATAACACTTTCAACTATAGAATTCCCTAAATTTCATATACATAGAGCTATTAAGAAATACGGAGTAGATAATTTTTGCTTCGAGATTATCTATGTATCACTAGATAAAGAACATACTTTAAAAACTATGGAAAATTACTTTATAGAGCAATACGATACTTTCCGTAATGGTTATAATATGACTACTGGTGGGGAAGGAACACAAAATCACAAATCAAAACACCTCATATCACAAGCATTAAAGGGTAAGAAAAAAAGTGAAGAACATGTTAGGAAAATATGTATTAACTCCCAGAAAAATTGGGATAATGATGATTATAGAAACATGATGATAGCTACAAGAAATACTGAAGAATATAAGAAAAAACGGAGCGAAATAGCTACAAAATCTTGGAATAATAAAACAATACGAGATAAAAGGACTAATAATATGTCAGGGAGGAAATTTTCTGAAGAACATAAGAAATGTTTATCAGAAATAAAGTGCAGAACTGGTTATATGTTAATCAAAGAAAATGGTGAAACTATAATTACTAAATATCTAACAAAATTTGGGAAAGAATTTAAATACTATAACATATATCAATTATTAAAGAAAAAATATTCGCATATAAAGGATCTTATATCTATAGATCCCATTTCACTTGAACAATACGAAATTCTTAAACTATCGCACAACTATACAATATACGACCCGTTTATCTAATATCTAAGGGAAGCAGAAATGCTTCCCTTTTTTTTGTAGATATATTATAATATGTGTAGTAATGCTACATATTTTCTGATATTTTTTTCAAACTTACAAAATTCCCACTATTATCTCTAGCAATCAAAATTCCGTTTGATTTAACTATGATTGAAACATCATCAAATATTTTAGATATCACTTTCATATTTTCATTGACAATTCTTTTTCTATTAAACTTTTTCTCAACTCCGTTTTCACGAGCTACTTTATAAACTGTTGGTCTACTTACACCATACTTAAAACAAATTTTAGAGTATTGTTCTTTATCTGAACGATTTTCACATAGATCTTGAAAAATGTTATTTTTAACTGTATTGTTTAATGACATAATAAAAACTCCTAAATATAAACATCATTGCTTATAAAATTAATATAACAGTTTCGTAGTAAATTAAAAATATGATTTTTATCGCTACTTATCAAAAACTCATAAGTTTATAATGTTATCGCAACTACTCTATATCTATGTTGAATTGCATATGTTAATTTTGTTTTTGAATATTCACTTGGAGAAATTTCTGTGCTAATTTCTCCTTTCTTCAAAACTCCTTTATTAATCGCATCTTCTATAGTAGTAACCTTATCAGAAGGTTTTAGTAGAAGATAAGTCACATTTGCTTTAACATTACCTTTATTGAATCCAATAAACGATTTTTTATGGTCAATAAATTTTTCTGTTCTGTTGTCATAAACTGCATATACTATAGTCATTTCTTAATTCCTTTCTTAACAAGTGTCCCTATATTATGATGTTCTTCTCTACTTGGACATTCGTTTGTAGATGTTGTCATAGTTATAATAAACATATTTTTAAAATTAAATACTTCATCTAAGTATGTATAGCAATATTCTTCTTTTATTCCTATATCATTTCTAAATAATATAAATTTAATAGTTTCTTCATCTAGAAAAACTTGATATTCTTGTCCTCCTAAATCATCTGCAATATCTCTCAATATTTTTGCTTTAATTTCTTCATACTTCATAAAATCACCATTTCCCAATAAATTCGTTAATTTCTCTCTTACTCATTCCATAATCTTTAATAATATCATCAATACTATGATTAACGATATGCGGAATATCAACTTCACACTTATCTAAAATACGCTTAGTCAATTCCATTTCCATTCGTGAAAATCTAACTGATTGATACATATAGTCGTTAAATGCTTCCATAGCTACTGGGAACAATTCTTTAAGTATTTCCCAAACTGCATTAGACATTTGTTGGATTTCCCACTGTGCATGAGAATCACTCCTAAGCTGGACAAACTTCATCCAATTCAACAAGTTTCCCTTCATATAGAATTCTGTAAAGTTAGAAACTGGTAGAACAGTTCTAGCTAATTCTCTCGAAAGTGCATTTTTCTTATAATCTTCATTGAGTAATGAACCTTCCCCAGAAATATCGGTAAATGGTTCATAGACTTGTTCGCAAATTGCTTTGTATTCTCTAACAGAATCTTTATCATCACTATCACATCCAAGCAATACTTTATAGATATTTAAAGAATGTTCATTTGCAGCTTTAAGCAACCATTGCACACCATTACGATTTTGTTCGTCAAGAAGTTCACCACCACCCTGCTTATTACTAGAAGACTGCTTCTTCAACTGTCCTAATTCAGGAATATACATATCAGAACTCATTTCTGAATATCTACCAGAATATTGATTTACAGAAAATGTTCTGTGTCTGATAGATTGTGCTGATACAAATAGAGGAACTTTAATATGCAACTTTAATTCGCACATTTCAAAAGGAGTAGTATGGAAATGTCTTAATAGATATCTAATAAGATTCCTATCATCATTAACAGTTTTTGTTCCTGCTCCATAAGATACTCTTGCAGCTTGCACAATAGCAGAATCATCTCCCATATGGTCAACATATCTTACAAATCCGCTAATTCTTACAATATTTCCATCTACATCTTTATAGGGAGCATCACATTCAAGTATTTTTATTTCTTTTTCGTAATTAATTTTTGACATATATTTCCTTTTACTTTATGTATAAATTGGCACTTGATTTCATAAATTCTTTACGTTTTTCTAATTCATCTTTTAATTTTTGATTTTCTGTAAGCAATTCAAATTTATCGTTAATTAATTCACGATTTATATCAATTAGGCTTTTAGTTTTTTGTAATATATTAAAAGCAATAGAACTGGCGATTTGCACATCATTTATCTGTTGCGATAGATGCTGTATATTTAATTTTTCAATATATTGTTCTATATCAATTCCTGATGTATCTATCATACTTTTCTCCATTTTGTTAGCTCTAATTTTGCTCGATGCGAACACCAACTATTTTTTTTAATAAAATCAACTATAACATTACTAGAACATTCTGTCAATATTAAATCATTGATATCTTTTTCTTTTATTTTACTGTTCCATATGAAAACTTTATATCCCATAGTAATAAATTTCTCATACTTTTTGATAATCTCATAATTTCTAGGCTCGTTATCTAAAATAATGATACTGTTTTCTTTATCAACAAAATCACATATTCTTGCAAAGTCACTTCCCGCAACTGCAATAGCATTTGGGAGAAACATAGAATCTATTGGCCCTTCTGTAACAAACACTAAATTATTTCTATCATACTTATTAAGATTATAGATAAGAGGATATTCACTATCTATCTTAAAAGTAATATAGCGCATTGAAAAATTATTTAGAGATCTTGCCTGTATAGCGAATAATTCACCACAAGGTTTATAGAAAGGAATAATTAACCTTGCACAATCAATCTTTTCTTTAAATTCTTCTTCAAGTTGATTAGGGAAAACATCAAATAATTTTTTAGTATTATGAGTATAGTAAAGAGTATCCCATACTTCGCTAGGTATTTTGCGTTTCTTCAAAAATGAAATACAATCTTTACTTTCACTCGCTCTACAAAATGTATCAAATAAATCAATACTTTCAATTTCTTTAACTATTGGAGTATCTTTAATAAGATACGAACTAGAACTTTTTGCTCTGTATCTATCGGAAATGTAGTTTCTATAAAAACTGTTATCTGTAAATTCCCTTATAAAATTTTTCAGGTCTGAAAAGTATCCACAATTATGACACTTAACAACATACCCATCATTTTTAGAATCATGAAAAATATATCCTCTAGTCTTATTCTTATTCTTTTGAGAATCCCCGCAAGAAGGACACCGAAAGGTCCAAGAATTTTCTGACTTTTTCTTGAATTTCTCAAGATACTGTCCTAGCATTGATATATGATACTTTTCAGACATACTAAAAATTCATGTTCATAAAATTACAATCTTCTCCAATATGTTTTTTATCTACACAATAGTATATTTCTTGTCCTAAACTATACCAATTTTCAATTTTATAAATTGTATAGTTTAGATTAGTGAATAAAAATGTTTCACAACTATCTTTATCTGTAAATGTTACAGCCGATATTTTTCTATCACCATAATTTACATTAGAAATCTTCATCTTTTCAACTAGCATAATTTAATCCTCAATAGTTTTAATATTAATTTCTGAAATTTTATAATTTAATGTTTTATTTTTTACTGTATCATCTACCCATTTTATAGCAGAACTAAGAGTAGGGAATATTAAAGTATCATTCATTGAAATATATTTTAGATTACCATTGATAAAAGTTCGTTTAAAAGAAACTTCGTAACTATAACCTTCATATTTTTCAAACTCATTAATTTTTTGAATATTCATATAAACTCCTTTTATAAGTGATGATTATCACCGCTTATAGAATTAATATAACATTTTTGATTATACTTGTAAAGTATAAAATACAATAAAATTAAAACAAACTTACTAATCCCTTGATTTACCTACATTTCTAAATAACTTTTTATCCATTTTATAAATGTAGAAATTCACTAAGCTACCCCTATAAGGGTCAGAAAATTTCGGTGCTGTAACCTATTGATTTAT